TTCGTCGTTATCATTGCCGCTCTTGTAGAAAAATTCATGTAGCTCCTTGAGTTTAGCTCTTGGGACTACGCCTTCTACAGAAGACTCGTACTGGCGCATTATATTTGCAGCAGCAGCAATTCGTAGATTCTCAAGACTTTCAAAGTCGCCACGATCCCTAAATGCGTTTACCAAACGAGTAATGGACTCCTTGGGCATCGTAAGAATCTTGCCCACCCAATTACCGTTGTTTGCAGGATCACTTGCCAGCTTGAAGTTGCTATCCTCAAACATACGAACAAGCGGGTCGTTTCGCGCATCAACTAGAGCCTTCTCCGCATCGCGCAAAGTGATTCCTGCCTTCTTGGCAGCAACAGTCATTCTTGCAGCAGTTTGGCCCTTTTCCTTGGCCCCCGCAGCAATTAGGTTGTCGCGCACAGCTCTCTGATAGTCCAGCTTCCAAGCAGCCCGATCTCCACCAATAACTGCGGCAGCATCCAAGAAATCGTTAAGTTCCTTCTGGGTTACTGTCTTTGTGGTCTTGCTGAGATCAAAAACACGGGCAAGGGAACGAATCATGCCAGACGTGCCAATGCCAAGCTGCTCAGGCTTAAATCCAACTGAGTCAAGCGCATCTAGTTCGGAAGCCAGCTTGTCCAATGAAAATGCATCAAGCCCCTTGCGCACTCCCTTGCCGATGATTCTCGACTGGCTGAGCGCAGCATCAGCAAGCGAGGTGTTTAGATTGCGGACAAAAATATCGGCAGCTTCAATCGCACGCCGTTGCCCAAACGGATCAGTCTTATCATAACTAGCAGCAATCGTTGTAGCAATCTTTCGGAAGTCCTGAGCAGCCTGACTAGCCTTGCCGCCTTCTTTAATCGACTGGTACAGCGTGTCAGAAATCTGAGCGTTCAGCTTAGGATCTGCTGTAATAAGCTGATAAGCAGGCGTATCTTGAGCAACGAAATGGGAACGCGCCAAAGACTGAGCCGCTTCCCATGCCGGGAAGTAGCTGGCGTTGGTCCGTTTGATGTAACGGTTAGCGGCGCGAGCAACCGCATCATAGGCGTCTGACGCAACACTACGAGCGTCTCCTTCACTCATCCCTGATGCAACCAACGCGTCGCGTGAGGAGTTCCTAAGCTGCCTAAACTTCAAAAGGTCCAGCTTGTTGCCATCGACATTGTTAGCCATGACATAGCTCTCAACAATCTCCTTCATCTGCTTACGGATCAAGTTATTGCTGAGATGGCTTTGGGGGTTCTTACCAAGAAGATCAATCTCTTCAAAGATGTCTGGCATAGAAACAACGGGAGTGTTGTTTTCATAGCCAGCTAGCTTATACGCATCTTTGATCGCTGCTTTCATGTGGTTGTCTGCTGCGGAGACAATCCCACGCACATTGTTATCACGGACAGCCGCAGACACGCTATCAAGTGAGCGGCCCTCAATGCCTTTAAGCTGTTTCGTTACGGTGTCTAAAAGTTTGACGCGAGCGGCTGTTTCTTGAAATCCGGCAAGCTCAGCTTTGGCAACCAACGAGGGGGCGTCTCGACCACTTGCAGCCCGAGCATTAGCCGCCTCAGATGCGGCCTTGCTATAGTTCGACTTGGCAAGGTTGTAATCATCTTGCAACTGCGTTAGCAAGTCGCGCTTTGCCATCAAGTCTTCACGAATTGGGGCAATATCAGGAATATCTTTGAAGTAAGATTCAATCTTAGGACCAATAGGAGCATCCAAGTTTGAGATGATTTCATCGGCCAGCAATGACTGCCGAGCATAAGCAGCCCGTTCGGTTTCGGCAAAGTCGGGGATAGCTTCAGAAAGGGCAACGGTGGCATTGGGGCCACGCTCAGATTGAACCCTAGCGATGTTAGCCTGAGCTTCCTTGCTACGAGCCGCCGTACTGCCAGCCGCACTAGCTAGCCCAGCAAACGCAAGCGGAACGCCATAGCGCAAACCATAGCCAGCAATATCCTCTTCAAATGGCGTATAGCGACTATTCCCTTCTGCGTCCTTGCCCATAGCAATAAACCGAGAAAGCTCGCTTGTTCCCAAGGCCGAACCCACATTGGTGCTAGTCCTCGCAGCAAGCGATCCTGTGGTCTTCATTGGAGCAAGACCAGCAATCGTTGCGGCGGTAATGGCGTTCGGGTCATACTCTACGCGATCCTTGTCAAGCTGCTCAATAGTTTGAGCAACAAACTCAGACGTAGCACCAGCACCTGCGCCAATCAAAGAGGTGAGTCCAACGGCAGTAGCACCAGCAATGCCAGCAGGGATAGCAGCAGGAGCGAGCACTCCAGCGGCCACAGGGCCAACGATGCGAGCACCCAATGCCAAGGCTGGCTTAGCAGCTTCAAGCCCAGCAGAAGCCCTAGCTTGGGCTTCGTCTGGAGTCATTCCAGTAATCGTAGAGCGAGGCTGAACAGCATTAGGATTGGCAAGCATGGGCTGTTGCTCGCGCATCTGCTGCTCATCCATCTGCTTAGCTCGACGATAGATTTCCTCGTCGCTAAGCTCGTCAGAAAAGACAACTTCGCGACCATTAGAAAGGATTACTGTGGTAGCCATATTCTACTTATCGTCCAACAAAGTCCAACAGGTTATATTGACTCTGAGTAGGTTGCTTTACTGGAACAAGTTTACCATCGCCAATTCTCAAAGTCCTTGTTGTTGCAAACGGATTGTTCTGCTGCAAGGAAGGGGCTTGTTCATTGGAAAACTCGTACAAAGGAATTAGATCCAAAGGTCTAGCAAAAGTATATTTTTCCTTAGCGTTGTAATTGTACAAGTCCAAGTCCTGCTTGTATAGATTGTTCTTTTCATTAACAATCGCAAACAATGCTTTGCGAACACGATCAATGTTTGTCGAAATATTTCTAATGTCGCCATCCATTGCCTGATACAGGCGTTCAGCGTCTTGGTCTGTAAGAACTCCCGGTCCAAGGATCTCATTCCTAATCGCACCAAGAAGACGTTGCTGCCTTGCTTTGCCCTCACCAAGGGCATTTTCTGCTTCAGAAAGAGGAAGTCCAAGTGCAGTCTTAACTTTTGAAGTAAACCCTTCAACCACACGCTGAAGACCACTACGGCTTAACCCCTCGGTAGACTTCAAAAATTCATTAATGGAATTGATTTGATTCTGTTGATTTACTATATCCGTACTGATCTTTCGGAATCCATCTGGACTTAAAGTATTGGATTCGCTTCTAGATGAAGGCGAATATTCACTAAGGTTTAGTTTTACACGATTTCCCTTGGCGTCGTGTCTATAATAGTTACCACGGGCATCAACTATAGTTGAGATAGGGTCTCCTGTGCCGTCGGCACGCCTAAAGATACCACCCGGATTAAACGTCTCTACACCACCAACTGCCACAATATCGGCAATCCGCCCTTGATATTGATCTTGCGTGATAAGACCTCTAGCCAATTCTGAATCAGCAATAACTTTGGCGTTCTTCATTGCGGATGTAGGCTCTCCGCCCCCGCCGCTTGCGCGAGACTCGAGTTCCCTAATCTGAGCTTCGGTCTTGCGGGTCTCAAGGTTCATTTGGCGACCAGCCAGCTTGGCCTCAGGCGAGAACTGACCTTCTTGGAAGCTACGCAAGTTCTTCATGAACGAAGCACCCGTATTATCTTCACCTTGAGTCTGGGTGAGATAGTCGGCATACTTTGCGCTCTCAGTCTTGAGCTTTTCAGCCTTATCCTGCTTAGCAAATCCAGAAAGATAGGTGTTTAGCTGCAACGCGGCTTCAAAACCAAGATCATTCACCATCGACCTAACTGCATCCTTATCAACCTTCCCGTCCTTTAAGTAGCTTTGGAAAGCGGCAGGGTTGGCCTCAATAGTTTTGATGAACGAGTTTGCAGCCCCTTCCCTCTTCTTCTCTTCCTCTTTCCTAGTGTAATAGTCGCTGATGGACTTGCCAGCGATTTGTCCGAGCGTAGCAATGGCCTGAGCATAAGCCTGCCCCCCGCTTGCAATAGGAGAGTAGTCAACAAGACCAAGCTGAGGACGAATACCAGAACCAAAACGAGATGGGCGTGCCATAAATTATAGGGATTTAATCCGGCTATCCATCCACTTGCGGATAAGATTCTTGATGCGCGGTTTGTCGCTGATCCAGTCGGCAAAGCGTTCGCCATGCTTCTCGTACAGCTTAACAAACCACTTAGGAGCCTTAGTGTACAACCACTCGCGGAATGCCAGCCACATCGGATTAAACTCGCCATAGACTGCGCGAGCCACCCAGCAGGCGCCACCAGCCGCACCAGTTTTACGCCTTGGATCGAAATATGACGTAACACCAGAGCCAAGAACATTGCCAGCCGCACCAAGCGCAGCACTAGTCATGGCACTCCTAGAGGCATAGGTATTAGCCAAATAATTTGTCTCATTGGCTTTATTGGTCATAGCAAGGTTAATTCCGGCGTCAGGATCAAACACATTGCCACCAAATGCCTCCATCATACCAGCAGCGGCACCACGTTCACCAGCGGCAGCGCGAGAAGCACCAGAGGAACGCCCAAGAACAGCCATCATCGGGTCAAAAGACATACCACCATACGCACCAGCAAGGTTAATATCAAATGCTCGATTTGCGCCCATCTCGCGCATACGCTCACTTCCAAGAACACGAAGTTGTTCCAACGCCTTAGCCTGCTGATCTGCTGAAAAGGCACGATTTGCCATTAGCGTCTCCATTTGGTTGAGCTTATTAAACTCAGCAAAACGGTTCATGGCCGCAGCATTTTCTGCACGCCGCTTAGCCTCTACATCTAGATTAGCCAAGGCTCCACGACTGGCCTGCTCTGCGGCAAAACGAGCCGCTTCATTTCCAGCCGCCATATTCGCCGCGCTAAACGCATTTTCTGCGCCTTGGTTAGCCATCGCATAACGAGCCATCAAATCGGCATTAATACGGGATGCCTCATTGGCAGCAGTAGCTCCAAAGCGAGCAGCTTCAGTACGCGCTCCCGCTCCAAAGCGAGCGGCTTCATTGCGAGCCGCAGCACCAAACTGCGCAGCTTCATTTGCCGCGGCAGCACTAAATCGAGCAGCCTCATTAGCCGACATTGCACCAAATTCGCGCGCCCTATTAATCGCTGCTTGATCGGCAGTAGAAAGCTGAAGTCCAGCAGCTTGATTAGCCAACGCAGAACGCAAAGCAGCATCTTGATTTGTCTGCAAACGGCCAAGATCCTGACCATACACACCCGTAGCAAATCCACGGCTGGCGTTGAGGTCGGCCAGATAAGCCTGATTGAGCGCAGCAGCCTGCTGGATGTCCTGAGCCTGACGCTGACGAACGGCCTCAGCACGGGACATAGCTTCAGCAGCAATAGCCTGATTGCTCATCTCTAGCCCACGGGAAGCGAAAGCCTCACGGGTAGCCTGCTGGGCGTTACGAAGTTCCTCCGGCGAAAGCTGGCCTGTAGAAACAGCCATCTCCGCAGCACGGCGACGAAAGGTTTCGGAAGCAGCCGTAGGAGCCGCTCCCATAGCCTGACCATAAAGGCTTTCGCCAAGAGCACCTTGTCCAATAGTTTGCGCGGCAACATCGGCAACACGTTGAGCGCGCTCAGCATCATACCCTTGAGATCCATATCCCTGAGCAGCAAATCCTTCAGCATTATATCCTTCAGCACCATAACCTTGTGAGCCAACGGTTGGAGCAGCACCAAGCAAAGAAGCGGCAGCACGCTCTGGCGAATATCCTCCAAGGTTTACTCCCTGCATCGCCTCAATCATCGAGGCTTCTGCTGGGGTAAAATTAACATCCCCAAAAATACGGCGATTTGCCATCGCCGTTTCCAAGTCCTTAAAGTAGTCTGTTGGAGCGCCCTTTAGTTTAGCCGCCTCTAAAGCAGCAAAGGCTTCTGGGTTTGCGTCAATAAATGCTTTCCTTGCTCTTTCACCAAGCTTTTCAATGTCCGTAATATCGGCAGTACGAAGAGCCGTATTAGCCGCTGCATCAATCTTGCTGATTTCCGGCGTAACATCTCGCAGAATATCAAGCGTTCCACGGGTTCCCGGTTGTCCCTCTTTTCCGGGAATACCAAAAGTGTACTGAGCTAGTTCATCAAGATTAAGCTTGGTGTATTGCGGACGAAACTGCTGTTCAGACCCCAAAATCTTCGCTTGAAGCTCGGGGTCTGCCATTGCTGTAATGTAATCCAAGGCCGATTTGCCGGGATCAATCGGAGCGGGAGCGGGGGGGGGCTTAGGAAAGCACATTGGGATTTGAAGTAAAAATTTCGGTTTCCCAGATTGGGGTAAACCCTAACGATTTCATTACCGCATTATAAGGACTTGTTTTGTTGCAAAGAACAATGTACGGCTGCCCATTGGTCTTCTCCTCCATTATAGCATCGTAAGCGTGTTTTAGCTGAATACTGTCTCTTGCGCCAATTTTTGTGCTGTGGTTCCATATCATTACGGTTGGCGCAAGCGTAAGCGATCCAGCACCAACAATTTCTCCATTTTTAATAACAACATGGGTCGGCATACAAAACCCATGATTATCTTCGGCTGCACACTTTAAAACAGCTTTAGCTTCTTCGTGCGACCTGACTCTTCGTACTAGCGGTACGTTGCTCATATAATTAACTTGCCTCAGTAACAGAGCGGAACGCTTGATAGGCTTCTAGCTTCACCATACGAAGCTTAGGACGGCCCTTGGTCGGTACGAACTTTAGCTGCATTCCATAGGCGCGGATATTGCCAATACGGCCACGAATAGAGCTATCCTCGCCAATAGGCAGGTCTTCCTCAAGGCTCTGAGCCAATGAGTACATCGGGGCTTCCTTATCGATGTTTTCGGAAATCATAGTGATGTCCGCATCGCTAGGCTCATACTCAGAGCTTTCAACGTGAACCTCGTAGGAATTGAAGCTCTTGCGGCCAACGTCGTCAAAGACATACTGGCGGGTAACTACCTCTGACTCAATCGGGTACGGGATAGAGTCGCCGCCGGGAACCGTGTAAATGTAGTCGAATCCATCCACACGCTCATCAATGGTATGCACGCCACCAAAGCGGTTGACGGCATAGAGCTTGTTGATGCCGCCAGCCCCAGACACGATGAGGTTGCTAATGTCCCAGCCCTCTTGGTCGATGATGTCCAAACTCTCCCAGCCCTGATTCAACAGGTTGTAGACGAGGATGGCATTGTTGCGCGGACTGTTATCTAGTGGTACTGCAATCCAATAGCGATTGTCGTGGTAGATCGCCACAGCGTTGTGGGCGTAGTCTGGATTGATCCGCTTGATAAGCGGGTTAATCGGATCAGATAGGGGCAACCCCGCGCCACGAAGGTTGTACAGGTCTTGGAAGGACGTGGAGTAGACGCCGTTGTCAGACAGGAAAAAGATGCGGTCTCCAATAGTTACTACGCTCTTCTGCGCCACCAACCCAGCCTCGCGGGTGATTTCCTTCAAAGAAATATCCGCAATAGATCCGCTCAGCCCGAGCATTAGATGGATCGAATTGCGGTTGAAGATAACAGCGTTATCCTCAGTAAATGGGTGAACATACTGGAGATAGTCCGCAATGCCAGCCGTAACCTTTAGCTGGTTTTGGATGCGGTCATAAGTGTCAGAGTCGAATACGTCCGATAGGAGGATTTCATCCCTGACGTTCCGGTCCGTAATTGTTTCGCTGCCGCTGCTGCCCGTGGTGTTGTAGTAATAGGGGACAATCAAACGCCGCTGATGATAGACGCCCCACGCCGGGGCGGGCATATGCGTGAAGCCAAGCTGGGACGGCTGCTTCTTGGCGTACACCACCTTGTGAGGGTAAGGTCTGGAACCTCAGCGTAGAAAGTAAAGGTATCGGCGTCTGCTACCGTAGCAATAACATACCCCTGCTCTTGCTCAACAAGGGTGGAGCTTCCTTTATCAACAACATGAATCCTGTCCCCAACCGAAAAACCGTGAGCCGTTTCGCTAACCGTTACAATACCGTTTGCAATTACGGTGTTGTTGTTTGAATCCAAATAGGTGGTTGCCGCGTAATCTCCATTAGCCACCTTCGTAAAAGCTGGCGTGCCGCTAAAGCTGCCATTCCATTGCAGAGCCGTAGCCCCGTCGCGGAATATGAAAACCTTGTTGAAGGCTTGCAGCATATTCACGGGTTGTGAAATGAAGATGCCAGAAGGGTAGGCAATCGTCGTCGTTGCCTTGGTCGCCATGTTGATAGCGATGGCGTTCGAGAACAGAGCGAGGATGATGTACTCGTCGTTGTTCGATGCGGGATTTGAGAACAGGCATGAGCCGAAAGCTCCGTTGATGCTGCTGGTTCCGAGGATAGCTCCACCAGCCTTAGAGCTAGCAGTAACTGAGTAGGTCTCGCTTCCGGTGGCACCAGCAATCGTGTAGGTAAACGTATTAAGGCCAGTAACGGTGATGGTCTTGTTGCCGTTGGGGTCCACCGTGCCGGGGCCAACATCTACAATAGCAACAGCGTAGGACGACGAGAAACCGTGATTGGTTGACGTAGTGATGGTTACCGTCGTGCCGCTGCGGGTGGCCGAGCTAATAACCACTTGCGGCCACAAATAGAACGGCAGAGCAAGCGTCTCGTCCTTCGTTCCAATAACAGGGCCAAACGTATCTACGCCGGGACGCACCTGCCACGTCCCATCCACGTTCATCCGTCCATTGACGGACATAGCAAGCTCCCCGGCCTGCAATTGGTCAGGACGGAGGCGGTTGTTGAATCGGGAAAAGCCAATATCTGCCGTCTCGGCAATAGGCGTATCCCGGCCACTAAAGCTGCTGTAACGTGCCATAGATGAATCCCTAACCAGCGGTTAAGGTTCAACTATGATACCTTACGCCGCTTGAAATCTACGCCCTTAATTGTACCTTTGTTTCGGGAAGCATAGAACACTTGTTCGCCTCGCTTCGGGCCATATTCCTCGGTCATGGCGGCTTTAATCTTCTTACCCTTCTTCGTGAGTGGCATGGTTATCGGTAGTTAGAGGTTTTCTTAGCAATCTTCTTGGGCTGCTTAACAAACTGCTTTCCGGCCTTCATGCCTTTGCGCTTGGCCCTATTGGTGGCGGCACGTTCAGCAGGGCTAAGAGCCTCCCAAGCAGCCTTGGGTAGATAGCGTTCGCCAGTCTTGAGGCTAGGCTTGCCGGATAGGGTGCGCCATTCCTGACGGGTC